TCGGTCATAGCGGAGACGAGGACGGTCGCGCATAGCGGCTTGCGGGCGGGGTTGCCTGTGTAGTCAAGGACTTCGGCGAGCTTCGCGGCGGAGGGTATGCGGGCGGAGCCAGTCATCGCTTCGAGGGGGTAGACGGTGACGACTCCCGCGTCGGTGCGAAATGCGAACGCCTTGACGATGCCGGATATGCTTGTCGCCCATCGGATATAATCGGCGGCGCATCCGCCTTGCGGCTGGCCTGCTATGCGTTGGAGTACGCGGGCGCGGAACTCTTCGGTCGTCTCTTCGTCCTCTCCTTCGGTCTGGATCGCCAGCACGGAGGCGCCGTCGATACCGCCGAGAGGTGAGACGACTTCGAGGAGGTTGCCAGCGCCAAGGGAGCCGAGAGCGCCGCCGGTCAGACACTCGACGCGGGCGGGGGCGATACCAGTGGAGGCGATGACAGCTAGAGCGGACTGCATGTATACGAGGCCGTTCGAGCCGCGCCAGAGTGTACCGGCGGGGACTTCGGTAGCCTCGGCGCCGATGACTTGGATATCGAGGACGGAGGCGACGGCGGGATTGAGGCCGAGGCCGTACTGGGCCGCCTGCCGTTCAAGGGCTTCGGCTCCGGCAGTCGCGGGGAATATCTGCTCGTAGGTCCAGCGGACGAGGCGGTACAGGAGCGCGAGCGCACCGCCGAGGGCTTTTGACAGGACGCGCAGAAAAGCCTTGGGGAGTATCGGCGAGGTCTGGCCGAGCGTGCCTTCGAGGTCGGCTAGAATCTGCGCGGAGAGGTCGGCAGCTGTGGGGGTGGCGATCATCTAGGCGGCCTCCTGCATGATTATTTTTTGAGACTGCCAGTTGACCGTGTAGCGGAACGCGGCTGGCGCTTTTTCTGGCTGGCGGATGATGATGCCGAGGTCGAGACGTCCAGCGCTCGGGATCGTGGCGGAGACTTCGACAGCGGATGCGATGCCTGTACTCGTGAGCCATGACAGGGCGGAGCGGGCCGCCTCGATGACATCGAGACGGGCTTGATTTGAAAGGGGAACGGAGAGCGCGTCGCTGAAAGTGGAGCCGACATCTTCGCCGTCGTCGGCGAGTGCATTGCCCCAGTAGTCGGATTGAGAAAATAATGAAATGTTCACGGCGGTTTCTAGGCCGTCGTCCATCTCGGGCTGGCCGCCACGGATGCGGATAAAGCCGCCGTCCTGATTCAGGGCGACGCGGACATCGCCATCGAGGCGGCGGATAAATACCGGAAGGCCCTTGACGTCGATGCGGAAAATGTAGACGGCATCGCCGGACAGGATGAGGCCGCCCTGGAAGAGGTCGGTCGGGGTGTAGTCGACAATTTGCGTTGACTCGCCAGAGACGGCGGCCGCGCCTCCTGTCTCGAATTGAAATCCGATAAGAGGCCAGCCAACGGTGCCGGATACGGACGCCTCGCCTGATGGCATGAGGTTGTACTCGATAGACGGTACGGATGTGCCATCGGCTATGACTGAGCCAGAGGCGGAGGCGAGATAGTCGAGCGAGGTTTCGGAGGTTCCGTCGGTTATTATTTCGCCGCTGGCCAGCGGAGCATATTCTGGGATGCCGGGGACGGCGCCGGCGGAAGAAATGGAGCCGGCCGCCGGGGGCGAGAAGCTGGCGGCTAGAAGAGCCACGCCTGCGGAGAGGATTCCGCCGGACATGGCGGCGACATACGAGTCGGCTTGAACATATGCGGAGCCGGAAACTACTATGGAACCGTCTGCGGTATACTCGACCTCGCCAGCATTGAGGCGGGCGATACCTGAGCGTGCTATGCCTGTCCGTGCAATGTTGACGAGGTCGAGTCCCATGGTTTTTCCTTACGCGAGCTGGATGCGCGGGGTGACTTTGATCGAGCCGCCGCCAGAGGGGATGTTGAACGGTGCGCCGGTGAAAAGCTCGGCCCAGAGAAGGCCGGTGTTTGCGGCGTCGGTGACGTAGTAGCCATAGACGACCTGAGCCGCGGTGAAGGTGAACGTCTGCTCGGCGTAGACGGCTTCCGTCGTGCCGGTGGTTGTGGTGATTGTCCACGAAGAGCCGGTCAGGGATTTGGCGGCATAGCCGGAGGCGCTGGCCTCGGTGAAGTTGCCAACGGCAGAGCCTTCGACGGGGGTGTAGTTGTTGCTGTACAGGTGCAGCCTGACGTCGCCGGTTGCGACCTTGTTCAGCATGCGGCCCAGTGCGATGACTTCGCCAACGTCGGGCATAAGTAGTGCCATAAAAGCCTCCTTGGCGATTAACCGCCGGTTTTGACCGTCGTAGTTTTGGCGGCCGTGATATTACAAGCAAAGGTGATCGGGGGAACTGATGCAGACGCCGGGCCTGTTGGAGCGCCGATAGATGCGACGACGTGCGTATGAGAATTCAGGGAGGTCAAGAGAGACGTGATTGCGGTGTTGAGTTCGTCCCATGTAACAAGGCGCTTCGTGTTACCGTTCAGTTCGATGTTGCCGAGGGCGTCGAGATATATTTTGCTTTTTATCGTGTCGCCTGCGGCGTTGGTCGAGTAGATGATGGTCTCGCCATCGGTGCATGACAGGTTGAGCTGGTAATTTGCTCCGGCTATGACCACGCGGGTACGGCCGCCGGCCAATGGGATGGTCACGACGCGAGAGCCTTTCGGGGGGCGGGAGAAAAACCCGAGAGGGGAATAGACTTCCGCTTGGCTATCGATTGCGCCGAGCCCTTTGCCCTTTGTGATGACCTGGGCTCCGGGTGCGCCGTGGAGTTTTTCGAGGCTGGAGGATATGACGCGGACAAGCTCGGCCATCATGCCCATGGGGTTTCCTTGGGGTTGTCGCCCGAGTAGGTTTCGGGGAGCGCGAGGCGGAGCGTCGTTGTCTGGCCAGAGGCGTCGAGGGTCAGGGTCACGCCTGCGATGATGTATTTCGCTTTTACCGGGAGCAGAGCGGAGGGAGCGACGAGGGTGACGGCTTGGCGCTCGGCCCAGCGCTTGCCGTCGGGGCGACGCCAGCCTGAAAGTTTCACTGACAGGGACAGGGCTCCGGCGTTGGCTTCGGATCGGAGGCGGGCGGCGGTGACGCTCGGGTCTTGGTCGGTATCGGATACAGTGGCGAGATATGGACGGTACAGGGTGATCGCGGGGTCGATGACCGTGCCGACAATGTCAGGGACTCCGGCGAACTGGGTGGCGGCCTTGTAGGTTGAGAATCGGCGGGTGCCGTCGAAGTTGGTGTCGATGGAGAGGACAGGCGCCCTGCCCTCTTCCAGGTCGGCGGATACGGGGGCGGACTGGAGGGACTTGCCGGAAGCAAGAATGAGGGCTCCGGCGTAGCTGGACGCAAGAAGAATGTGGCGCGGGGCGGCGAGACTGTTCAGGAACTTGGCTACGGTATCGCCATAATCGGGGCGGGCCAGTTCCAGGGCAAGCGAGTCGGCGCGAACGTCAAGGGCGATGCCGTGGGGTTTGCATAGTTGGCGGGCAATGGCTGACAGGGTGAGGCCGGAATATTCCTTCGGGTCTTCGACGGAAGAGTCGATGAGGATGCTGGTCAGGGAGCGGCCTTGTACGGTCAGGATGCGGCCGGATTCAGAAAGGCTCGAGGCGATGCTGTCGATGCGGGCGGTGATGTACAGGTCGGTGTCAATAAAGAGTTGGGCGGGCTGATATTTGTACGGTTTGAATGTGGCGACGAGAGCGGGGTCTTTGGCGTCGAAGGGGACAGACAGGGAAAAGCTGTCGGCTATTTCGTCGATGGCCATATTGACCGTGGCTCCGGTCCAGCCAGAGAACTCGCGGCCGGCTACGACGAGGCGGACTACGTCACTCGGCATAGTAGCGCACCTCGCGGCCAGTCGGGACGATCAAGAGGGCGTCGCCTTCCAGGTTGTTTTGACGCTCGAACTCGTCGAGGCGGTCAAGGTTTTTATAGAAGCGGTATACCAACTCGAGGGGCGTAGCCTCGCCGGTCAGGGTCGTGCGGCGCTCAATGCGGAGATTGTACGAAGCGGCGAGAAGATACGCGGCTGCTTGAGCGTATGCGGCGGCCATGGCTTGCATGGTCTCGGGGTCAGCGACAATACCGGATGCGGCTTCGGCGGCTTCGATGGCGGAGCGGGCTGACTCGTACAGAGTGGCGAGCGTATCGTGGGCGGAAATTGCTTCGGCGCGGGATTCCAGCGTCCCGGTCGTAGATGACTGGATTGCGGAGGCGGTCGCGGCTGACACCACAAGGACGGCGACTTGCGCTTGCGCTTCGGTGACGGGCGCGGTTTCGGTCGTTCCAGCAATTATGTCGTAGTAGGTAGTTACCTTGTCGACGATGTATATCGGGGCTTCGGCACATGCGGCGATGAGGGTATCGATAGCCGCGGCGAACTCTGCGGGGGATGCAAGGAGCGCGTCGAGGTCGGCGGTGATCGAGAGAATCTGAGCGTTGATGGTTTGCGATATGGTTGATATTCCGCCGATGATGCGGGCTGTCGTGCGGCGTACTGTGCGGAGGGTGGAGCGGACGCGGTTTTTTACTTCGGCAAAGTCGGCGAGCGTTGCTTGTACGGCTTTCTGGATGTATGACGCTTTTGAGGCGGCTCTGGCGATGGCTCCGGCAGAGGCTACGGCAGCGGAAGTGATCGCGGAGGATGAGAGGCAGACTTTCGGGGCGTGGATGAACTCGACAGAGAAGTCTGCGCGGCCCATGCCCTCGACGAAACGCTCGTTTTGATCGAACGATACGGCAAGTACGGGGAGGTCGCCCCAGCGTGGGTGAGCGAGGGTTCCGGGGCCGCTTTCGCGGAGGGCATCGCGGAAGGCGTCGGCGGTCTCGTCGTAGTCGACGCCTGAAAAATAGAGGTCAATTTTGTAGCCGGTCGTTTTGCATCCGAGATCCTGGACGATGGAAAGGTCGGTCTGTGGTATTTCGTGGACGGCGCTTTTTTTGCCGTCGGTGCGGCCAAGATCGTCAAATTGGAAGCGGAAGATTTTACCGGAGGGGCTGGTGTATTTTCCTTCGCGGAGGCGATCGAGGTAGCTCAATGGGCACCGCCGCTTCCGATGGTTCGGC